ATGAACAAACAACGCGAGTTGGCCGAATCAGGAAATATTACTGCAGCACAAATTTTCCTTAAAGAAAGTGACCGAATTGAAAAAGCCGCCATCCGCGACCGAATTTTATACCAAGGAATCGATGCTGATTGATAACGTAAACCTAAATGATATTTATCGCTTTATTGAAAGCGGTAACCCGGACAATGCTCCGGCTGAAATTGTTTCTTACCTGGAACTGCTTACTCGGGTTCATGGCATGAAGCTTCGCATTGATCTATTNGGNAATGACGAAGCNATNATTAAACATTTGGTCACAGTTGATAACCTGAGCCGTTATAAAGCCAAACAAATTATTGCTGAAGTAATCGAGTATTTCTATTTAGANAANTCCATCACAATCGAAGCNTGGGGAAATTTCTATGCCAACATTGTTGATCAGGAAATGAACTACATCAGGCAAACCAAAGAAACAAGCCAAGATTCCAAACGAGTAGCAGAACTGGCGATGATGGCTTTTGAATTGCGAGGTGGTAAAAAAGAAAAAGTGGAAGATCTACCGGAGGAACTCTTCCAAAAACCGATTGTGGTTTACACGACCGATATTGCAGATTTAGGTTTACCAAAAGTAGACAGAAATCGAATTAAGGAACTTATCGACAATAAATTTGTTGGACTTACCGAAAAAGAAAAACAAAGGCTTTATCAGGAAGCCGACATTCTACCATTTAAAGCATTTCCAAATGAGCAAGAGGACCCGCGTAAATCTTGATNATAAAGATGTAGATCTTCGCTTTGCCAGTAAAGTAAAATTGTTGGTAGACATGATTGCTCCCAAAGATTTATANTTGGTAGCCGGTCGTGCAACAGCCAAAACATCTGACATTGTAGCCGAACGCTCCAAGGCAATTATTTATGANATGCCTCGCAGTTATCAATTGTTTGTTTCTGATACNTATCAGAATGCGTTAACAAACGTTCTTCCGGCACTTATAGAAGGNTGGGAACGNAAAGGATGGCGTGACGGAATCCANTTTGTGACAGATGAACGCCCAAAGTATGGAAAGNATTTTANAATGCCTTACAAGCCTCCTTTGAAGTTCAAGCATACAATTTCTGTTTTTAATGGAACATTTTTCAACTTAGGAAGTTTAGACCAGGCTTCGGGATTAGCCGGTTCTTCTTACCAACACAGATATGGTGACGAAGCTCGTTTATTAAAGAAGAAAAAGCTAGACCGCTCCTCTCCTGCTTTGCGTGGTGAATATGCAGCGTTTGGCCATTCGCCATTTTATATGGGAAATACATTTACTACAGACATGCCAAACCTCATGCTAGGCGATGATGATTGGATTTTGAACATGGAAAAGGAAATGGATCTGGAACAAATAGAATTGGCTCTTCATGCTGCTTTTGTTTTGAATGACATCAAGCGGGAAATAATAGCCAACGAACAGATGGGAATTGTTTCTGAACGTATGCGATTGCAGAAATCATTACGCATTTGGAATGAAATATGGGTGCGAGCTCGCAAAGATTCTACTTTCTTTTATGCCATTTCATCCCTGGTTAATTTAGATATTCTGACTGATGGTTATTTCAAAGCTGTTTTAAAATCACTCGGACAAGAGGAATTCAAATCAGCGATTCTTTCATTTAAAGTACAGGTGTCGCAAGGGCAAAAGTTTTATTTTAATTTAGGCGAGCATCATTTTTATGATGATGGTGTAGATCAATCGTATTATGACCGATTCAAAATAAAAGATGAAATCTATGGAAGCTCCGAAGCTTTGCGATATATCGATACAAACACAAANATTGAAGGTGGTGTGGATTTTGGAGATATGTGTTCTTTAATTGCGGGACAATCACGAGGNAANACNGTATATATTGCAAAAGAGTTNTATACTTTAGCTCCNGAAAANGAAGTGCANTTNGGGCAAAAATTTGTTTCCTTTTTTAGAAATCATAAATACAAAGTTTTGGATTTGTATTATGATCGTTCAGGAAATCAAAATAGTAAAACAAAACGCGATTGGGCTACAGCCATAAAAAAAGCAATTGAATACCATCATGGAAGCAGTACAGGTTGGATAGTAAATTTAATGTCTAAAGACCAAGGAACAATTTATCAAGAAGAAGAATACCACTTTGCAGGAAAGCTTTTAGGAGAAAGTGTTTCGGAACTACCGAAAATAAAAATAGATCGATTTCAATGCAAATGTTTGAAATCATCGTTGGAGCTTACGAAAACAAAAGTAAAAACCGATAGGTATGGTTCCAGGACCGTTCACAAAGATAAGTCAACAGAAAGTTTGCCAATAGAATCCCGACCAATGTTCTCAACAAACTTTAGTGATGCGTTTAAATATTTCATTTTTAGAAGATACTGGGTTGATAAAGCCAATCCCGACGGAGTTTATTTGGGAATGGATCCTGGTGTAGTGTAGAATATTTTACTACATTTGATATAACACTTAAAAGTTTTGTTATGAATGATAGTAAAATATGTAATGCTGTGTCTTATATCTCTAACCAACCTCGTAATAATTTTAATTTAGAAAAGATTATAAAAAATGAATTTGGAGAAAAAAAAGGAAATCGTTTGCTTTGGAAAATAAAAGAGGATTTAATAGAAGTTGGCGAGTTAGAAGCTTTTAGTTTTGATTATGCAGGAGAGGCTTTTTTTAACAACAAAGGCGATTTAATCAATTCAAACTTGAGTAATCTATTTAAATACAAAATAAGTTTCTTAAAAAGAAGATATGCTTTTGGAACGATTATCACATCAAATATATATTACATGTTTAATGAATAAAAAAACTGCATCCGCCCGCTAGGGCGAAAAATTTATAAAATACCCATCCTTACGATGGGTATTTCATTATGATATGTGGTGTTCTTACCTTCCAAAATTCATGATTGATATAAAAAGAGAATCTTATATCACTCATTCTTAAAGTGTCCATACAATGAACCTCTGAATTAATTTCGTGCATCGCTAAATTTATAGCGGTCATTTTTGCACACATTGGGTCAAGGTCCTGACAAACATAATAATTCCCTTTAGTAGAATTATTGAAAGCTAAAACCATTCGACCACTGCCGGAGCATGGCTCGTTAACTGTTTTCCCCCAATCGCCATCATCAATCATTTTTGCCATCATGTTACAAATTGCGGGAGGTGTGAAAAATTGTCCTAATGCGGATTTCTTGGATTGAGAGGAAAGAAATTCATAAAAATCACCTAAAGGGTCAACCCAGTGATTTTTTGCTTTGGCTTCGGAATAAATGCGAATTAACTCGCCCATCATTTTGGCGAGTGTGTCAAGTTCTTCGGGCTTGTATTTCTTTATTGTTTGCAAATAAAGTTCCTCATTTGTTCCGAAGCCAAAGCAGCATATAAAAACCGTCAGAAAATCATCAAAAACACTTATATAATCGTGACGGATTCCGACCTTTTGGAAAAGGGAGTCGAAAATTTTCAACTCCCTGTTAATGGTTACTGCATCATTTCTCATCTTTTTTCAACTTGAGCATTTGAAAAAAGATAGCAAAGCGGGAAAAATTCGTCTTCCTCTTCGTCTTCCGCTTTCGGTTCTTCGGTCTGTTTGGCTTTTGGTCTTCCCCAAACTAAAAAAGCTTTCGAGCCTTTTTTAACTTTGTAGCCTTCTTTGCTCCATTGGTTTAAGGTTTTAAAATCTTGGTTGCTTTCGTCGGTGTAAAATTCATTTATTAAAATTTCGTTTACTGTTGAGCCTTCGCAATCCATCGACATTCTGATTTTTGCAATCTTTGAAAGTTCTTTTAAGGCTTGGCGTTTTTCTCTGTGTTTTTCTTGGGCTTCTGTCATGGCTTAAATTTTAAATATTGTTTTTGTAGTTGTTGTCATGTAGTAAATATTTCCTAATGAAAACCCTTTTTCAATTATAAAATTTTCGGGGTCTTCTTGATGGGCTTTTGGTAGTTTTGAATAAAAAACTTTTCCATGTGAATAATCAAAAATAAATATGTACATACTTTAAATTTTTGATATTGTTATTTTTCCGTTTATTGTTTCAACTTTTAAAGTGTCACCAATTTCAAAACCTGCTTTGCTTATCCAATCCCCTGACAAGGTTAAACGAGGTTTAACACTTGTTTTAAATTGGGCTTTTGCAAAAAAGGCTTGTACCGTTATTTGCGAGGTTTTAAAAAATGTACTCATTGTAATCAGATTCTGNGTTAGTGTCCTGGATGAATAGTTCTGCAATGGCTACCGCTNTATTAAAAGCGTGNTTTTGCTNGGNNTCTGTANTANGTGTAATCNNNCCAATTGAANAAAAAAGAATAACCTCTTTGGCTTAATTCTTGGCGTACTTGGTAGGATAATAAATTAGTATTACTTTTGTTGTGGCTCTTATTTGTCGTGTTCATGGCTTATAATTGTTTAAAGTGTTAAAAAGCCCCAATTTTCGACCNTTNGGGCTTTTCTTTTGGTTAGATGATAAAAGTTAAGATTTCGTTTTCTGNTTCATTCAATAAGATTGAAAGTTCTTCCTGTGCGGTTTTTGTCAGGCGTTCGATAACGCTTGTNTTTTGAACTTCNAAATTAAAACCCTGTGCATTTTTAAAAGAAATTTTTGCACTCGTTTTGTCGTTTCCAGCCTGAAAGGTTTTTAATTCTTCATCCTTTTGTTTCAGTATTTTGTACCTACTTGAAAGGGCTTCAAATTGTTTTACCTTGCTGATTCTGTCCTCTGCCGTTTTTGGAGGTTCGGGCTTGAATTTTTCCATTACGTTGTTTAGGATTTCTTTACGTTCCTGTGTGGCGTTTACTTGATTTGCACCTGATAACATCCCGTTATCTTTCGCCTCTTTTTTAGGTGCGGTTTTTACTGTTTCCATAATGTCAAATAACTGAATTATTTATATGTAAATATACAAAATTCCGTATATATACGGAAATAAAACAAANGCAAAATG